CACTAATTCGTCATCTGCCCGTGCTTTTTATATCTACACCACATCTGCTGTAATAACAATTTTGAACTGCACTTCCTACGGATATGCGTACAGAACTGTAGATAGCCAGGTAACGACTGGAACTGTTATCGTTAAGAATACGGTTGCGGTTAATGGCGCGACCGGCACCGATTTTTACGGAACTTTTGATTCAACATCAGATTATAATGCATCAAGTGACACGACTGCGCCGGGTGCAAATTCGTTGCTTTCACAATCTGCAACAGCTATGTGGACAAGCCCCTCCACTTATGATTTTACGCTAAAATCTGGTAGTAATTTAATTGGCGCGGGTGTAGCCGTTGGGCTTTCGACAGACATAAAAGGTACGACATGGAATTCGCCTCCGAGTATTGGTGCATTTGAATATGTTTCTGCAAGCGGTAGTTGGTTAACAAGAAATTATTGGTGGGATAATCTTTAATGCAACGCTTTCAAATAACAAAAGGCGCGACTTCCCAAATAATTCCAATTTCTATTTATGATGCCAGTTCGACAACGGGCGGAAAATTGACAGGACTTGTCTATAACTCCGCAGGTTTAACGGCATACTATTACAGACAAGGCGCTGGAACTGGCGCGACTGCAATCACATTGGCGACTGCTACGCTTGGAACCTATACCTCTGGCGGATTTATCGCCATTGATGGAACAAATATGCCGGGAGACTATGAACTTCATCTCCCTAATGCAGTTCTTGCTTCTGGTGCCAATAACGTCATTATCCAGTTAAAAGGGGCAACCAATATGGTCCCCGTGAATATTGAAATAGACCTAACCTCTGTTGATCTTCAGGATTCTGTCAGAGGTGGTATGACAGCACTTCCAAATGCTGCCGCTGGTGCTGCTGGAGGTCTACCTACAGACTCAACAGGTAAAACCAGTTTTAATGATATAGCCGCTACTGCTATTGTGAGTGGCGGAGCTATTACAACCTCGGGCGGAGCAGTTTCAACTGTTTCTGCTGTATCGGGTGCTGTAGGGAGTGTGACCGGCGCAGTGGGCTCAGTCACTGGTAATGTCGGCGGTATAGCCGGCACGATTACAACTCTAGACGCTTCCTGCTACAGTATGGGATACTACAGCGGCAAGTCATATTACTGCTGGCACGACGGGTGCAGCCCAGGCACTGGGATCTGCGGCTATCATTGATACTACAGTTACTGGAACGCCAACTACTACAACATTTGATTTTACTGGCGGCAGTACAACCAATAATTTCTATGCAGATCAGGAATTGTATTTTTTGAGTGGTACAGGCATTGGACAGGGGAGGACTGTATTATCATCCTCTTATTCAGCCGGAACCACGACTATTACAGTAGATGAAGCGTTTGCAGTAACCCCGGCAGCTGGAGATAGGGTGGCTATACGTGTAGCGCATAATCATCCAATCACTCAAATAGCAAATCAGGTATGGTCAACCTCTATTACTGAGCCGACTGGCGTATTTGCTTGGACTGGAAACACTCAGGACATTCTTCAATGGCTAGGCGTTTTGGCCCGTAACAAGATGACCCAGACAGCCACTACTCAGACTTTGCGAAATGATGGCGACACAGCCAATGTCGCCACAAGTACAGTTTCGGATGATGGAACAACCTTTACCCGAGCAGAGTGGATCTAATGGCGATTAATACCGCCCAAAAACGCTATTCAACATCCAGTTTTAATCAAGTCTATATGCCGGGAGTAGTCCCAACCGCGACCATAACGCAAGATGAAAGACAGGCTATTTGCATGATTTATTCTGGAATTTTGGCCTATACTCCAACTGCGGCAAAAGGCGGGTCTAGCTCAATCCCTATTTGGTGGTTCTATGATTGAATGGTTTAAACAGCGCAATCGAGAAAAACGCCATTTAATTGATAAAAAGAAATTTTCCCTTGCTATCTCCTATATCAATAAAAGCCATTATTTAAGGCAGCTTGATAAGTTGGAGCAAGCCATTTTAGACGGGAACCAAGAAGAGATTAAAAATAGGGGAAAGGTATTCACTAGTATCGGCATTATCGCCCCCACCACTTTACAAGGCTGTGAAAAATTGACAAGAGACATTAAGTTATGGCGGCCATAAAGCCTATTACAGCCGGAGCCGTGACAGGGACGGGCACTATTATCCTAAAATCAGGCAGACCTGCTACATTTGGCGGTGTGATGCTGAATGCAGACGGAACTAATGCCGGATCTGTCATTATCAGAGATCTTAATTCTACTGGAGATATTATCCTGGATGTATCTAGCGTAATTTCGTCCCCGGTTTTCGCGCCATTTCGTGTCCCATCTGGGACAATCTATTATGCCATCACAGGCACGGGCGCTGATGCCCAACTTTATGAATGGCTAGATACTGCTCAAAACAGGAGTTAAGTATGAAAAAAACCAGTATTAAAAAAACGGGGTCCTTTAAAGGTAAGTCCAATAAACTCGGTTACGGTGGTCGATCTGCCCAACTGGAAGCCCAAGGTGTACCGGGTGGCGTTATTGGTGAATTAGCCCGTAAAGCCCAAGCAGCACCTGGAATGAAAAATTACCACGGTAAGAAGAAAAAGAAATAATATTACATTATATAGTATTATCTTAGTCAACCCTATGGGAACTAATCATGGAAAGCGGAATATCACGAGCTCAACAAAACAAAGTAGTTAGACAGAAGGCATTAAGAGAGCAATTATCAGCCCAGGGGCATGTTCAACATGTTATTGATATTGCTAATCAATTAGCCGACTTAAGCCATCCATTAGAGCCTGCTGACGTACAAAGACTTAAAGCTGCTGCCGATATTAAGAAAGGTTTGATCGCTAAGTATTTGCCTGATCTTAAATCTCTCGAAATAACAGGCGATGACGAAAACCCGATAAGCCATATTCATAAAATCGAGTTAGTCGCTCTTGGCAAGGATTGAACTACCTCCTAAGTTAATCCGTGTCTTTGATGGTCCAGCCGATGTAAGAGGCGCTTACGGAGGCCGCGGCTCTGGCAAGACTCGCTCATTTGCTAAAATGGCTGCTGTACGCGCTTATATGTGGGCAATGGAGGGACGTGAAGGTATTATCCTTTGTGGACGCCAGTTCATGAACTCCCTGGATGATTCCAGCCTTGAAGAGATTAAGGCTGCTATTCGCTCAGAGCCGTGGTTAGACGCTTTCTTTGAGATAGGTGAAAAATACGTCAGAACAAAGGACGGGAGGATTAGGTTTGTCTTTTCTGGCCTTGATCGCAACATTAACAGCATTAAATCAAAATCCCGTATTTTGTTATGTTGGGTAGATGAAGCAGAAGAAGTTATCGAGGATGCGTGGATGGTACTTATTCCCACGATCCGCGAGGATGATTCGGAGTTGTGGGTTACATGGAATCCCAAGTCTAAAACATCAGCAACAGATAGGCGATTCAGACAAACACAAGATCCGCTCTATAAAATTGCTGAAATTAACTGGCGAGATAATCCACGATTCCCGGATAAACTGGAACGTGACCGCCAAAGAGACGAACAAAACAATCCCGAGCTATACGACCATATTTGGGAAGGACAATATCTTAATGCGCTTCCAGGTGCTTATTTCTCAAAATCCCTATTAGACGCCAAAGACAGAATCGGAAAGGTCGCCGCTGATCCTTTACTTACCTATCAAGCCTTTGTCGATATTGGTGGAACAGGCGCTAAGGCTGATGCTTTCTGTATGTGGATATGCCAGTTTGTCGGCCCACAAATCAGAGCATTAAATTATTACGAAGTTGTTGGGCAGCCCTTATCGGCCCATTTGTTATGGTTGAGAGAGAATGACTATTCCCCTGCCAATACAAAAATTAACCTCCCTCATGATGGAAAGTCTCAAGATAAAGTCATTAATGTCTCGTATGAGTCAGCTTTTCAGGATGCAGGTTATAAAGTCGATGTCATATCGAATCAGGGGCGTGGTGCCGCCAAACTTCGGATTGAGGCTGTTAGGCGTGTTTTCCCAAGCGTATGGTTTAACGAATCTACTACCCAATCAGGGCGCGAAGCACTTGGTTGGTATCATGAAAAACGAGACGAAGTCAGAAACGTAGGTCTCGGACCTGAGCACGACTGGTCTTCCCATTGCGCTGATGCGTTTGGATTAATGGCGATTGTTTACGAAAACATCAAAAATCCGACTGTATTCAAGAAAATAAACTATGACACAAGATATATCGTATGACAGATGACGAAATAGGTGCAGCAGTCTTAAAAGAGATGGAAATCTCTATAGGATACCAGAATAGCGAGATTGCTTCAGATCGAGCCAAAGCATTAAGGT